TGGTTTTAAATCCCATCAATATGTAAGACAAATAGAGTAAGACAAATAAAGTTAAAAGGAAAATATTATGGCTCTTAAACCATTACAGGCAATATATCCACTCGGTCAGTTCGACGGTTATGACATTCTAGTTACCACAGGTCATGCTTCTGCTCTTACTGGTGGTGAAGTAGTGACTCTAGTTAACTACGACATTACTGGAACAGATAAAGCTGCGGCTGATGCAAATGGCCAGGACGGCTATGTTGGAACAACCACAAAATATCGTCCTATTGTTACTCGCTTCCTCCCAGACGGCCAACGACCCGTATTCCTTGCTGATGAAGGAACAACTGGTTATGGAACTCTGTTCGGCGCAGTAATTGGGACAATTGCTGGTCAGAATACAACTGGAACTAACAATGGTCCACATACTGGTGCTGGTTCCGGCAAGGTTACCCTTTGGGACAAACCCGGCCTTTATGCAGTAACACTAGGTTCGGTTGATACCTCAGCTGACGGCTTAGTTCCAACCAATGTATTACTTGATGTGGGAGAACCTCTTACAGCAACTACAACTGGTCTTTTGACTCCAGTATCGTCTGGTGATTCATTCGACACAGCAAGTCTTGTTGTTGCAAGATTGGTTGAATTCTCTACCAATGGCAGTTTGGTGACGACACCTAATTACCTCGTTCAGACCCCTGTTCAGGTAGCATTTACTCAGGTCGTAATTCACTTCGATCCAGAGTATTAATAGATAAAAACTTGTGGAGCGGCCGGATTCTCTGTCCGCTCCTCATTTAACCCCAATATAAATTATTAGCCGGTTTATGACAGGCAAATAAGGAGAAAACAAATATATGTATAGTCAACTGTTTAATAGCAAAGGTCAGATGAATGCAAGTAATATGCAAGATGTATTCATGCAGATGGCCAAGTTCGCAGCTATTCTAGAGGAGAACGCTCCTTCTAATCTAGCTCTTGCTGGTCAACCTCAACTCTCGGCAGATCGTAGAGATCAGCTAGTAGAGTCTGCCATTATGTCGCAGCAAGGCAAAATTGCTCTTGCTCAGGCCATAAACTAACTGACCGCTGTGGCCTTAAAATTTGGCTGTATGCTGGAAACTTTGAAAGCTTTTATTACTTAGTTTAAATACAATATATCACACCAGATAGTTGTCGAGCCTAACTAAGTTAAAACATAAAAGATGATACAAACAATCAGCAGGAAAGGTCAAGATGAAGAATGTTGTAAAAGAATACGAAATAGGAAATTCTATTTCAGAAATTGCTGAAAAATTTTCAATATCAGAAAATGAAGTACGAAGTTATTTGAAAACTCAAATAAATTGGTATAGCAAGTCTGTTTCTGATTTAAGCGTTGAAGATCAGCACAATGTATTATCAATGTATAATAATAAATTTTCTGTTTTAGAAATTTCAGATTTTTATCAAATCCCTGCACCATCAATAATAAAATTATTAACAGGATTAGGAGTTGAAAGAGTTTACCATAAAGGTAGAAAATTTGAACTTTTAAAACAAATTCCTTTTAATAAAAAGCAACAAGAATTTATTGTTGGAACAATGCTTGGAGATGGATGTATAAGATGTTCTGGAAAATTACCAAGATTATGTTTGGTTCATTCAAAAAAACATGAACAATATTTTCATTGGAAAATTTCCCAACTTGATAAGTTTTTTAATTTATGGAGAGAACAAGTTCATCCAAGAAAAAATTCTACTTTGTTATATACAGAAACTTTACAACATTCTGGTTTGAAGAAATTTTATGATATGTTCTATGTTAATGGAATAAAGTTAGTTCCAAAAAATCTAGATATGTATATGACTCCATATTGTTTAGCAGTATGGTTTTTAGATGATGGAACATTAAATAGTGGAACAAATCATAGAATTCATACTAATTGTTTTAAATATGAAGATCAATTAGAATTACAGTCATTGCTTAAAAGATGTTTTGATTTGAATTGTAAAATAATTCAACGGGCTGATGGGCAATATATTCTTTCTTTTAAAAGAAAAGAAACTGTAAAATTATCTAATATAATTGATCCATATGTAGTAAATTGTATGAGATACAAACTTAGACTCACTCTTGATCGCTCCTCAACGACTACATGCCAAACTCCTGAAAAGGATGATGATATAGTCTAATCTTTTTGGAAACATAAAGAATAATGATTCGTGGGCGAATCCAATCCGTCGAAACTTAGATTACCAGGGAATTGCTCGTAGATGCCTCGTTGTAGACCCTCTACCTCAAGGTGCTCTTCCAGTTTATGACCGTGATATTGACGTCACAGCAGTAGTTGTGTCCTCAAACGGTACTGGTCCAGAAAGCCGTGTATTCGGCGACCGCGTGACCATTCCTGAATTCGAGATTTTCTCGAATCCAACTGTTAGAATTGCGGAAGTAAAGAGACGCAGATTTAACATCATTGACCGTGCTGTTCAGAAGGCACGTCAGGAAATCATGGCTCAGGAAGACGCCAACGTCTTTGCGGCTATTGATGCGGCTGCAAGTGCCGAGAATACTCTTCAGGATATTGCTGACCAGGGAATGCTGAAGCGAGATCTTGTTGAGCTCAAGGTTCAGATTGATCGTTGGGACAACGTCACAACCAAGTATTTCATGAACATCAGTGAATACACCGATATCCTTAACTGGGCATCTGGTGGCGGCACTGTTGGTCAGGGTGAAATAGATCCTGTTAGCCAGCGTGAAATTCTCCAGACAGGGCTTTATGCTCACATATGGGGTGCAGACATTATGGTTAGCAAGATTGTTCCACCAGGAACAGTATATGCTTGTGCCGATCCTGAGTTCGTAGGTGTTATGCCAGAAAGACAAGGGATAGAGGTTCTTCCGGCCGACGAGCCTAAAATGCTTAAACTCGGGTGGGTAGTATCCGAGATAATTGGCATTGGCATTGTGAACCCACGTGGCGTCAGTGCAGGTAGAAAGAGTAATGCTGTTGGATAATGTTTTTAGGAACATATCTTAGTGATAGATAAAAATAAAAACGGCTTCTCATTTTTGAGAAGCCGTTTTTATTTGAAAGATGTCGAGACTATTTATTTGTTCAACCTCCAATTTTTTAGTTGGAGGCAAGAAAACAATGAATGACAAAGAGATAGTGGAAAGTTATTTGTCTGGGAACTCTACTTATAAAGTAGCTGAATTATTTGGAATGAGCCAAACTCAAATAAGAAGAATTTTAAGTAAAAATAACATTATTGCAAGGTCTACCAAAACAGATACTAATAAAGAAGAAGAAATTATTAAATTATATTCAGATGGCATATCTTCTGAAAAGATAGCAAAAGATTTTGGAATGAACGCAACTACTGTTTGTAGAATATTAAAAAGAAATAATTTTAAACTTCGAGATGCCGAAGAAAACAAGAGAAAATATAAAATAAATTTTGATTGGTTAGACAAAATTGATACGGAAGAGAAAGCATATTTTATGGGATTTATGTTTGCAGATGGAAATGTAAGACAGGGCAACAGGCAATTTAAAATTGCTTTACAAGAACAAGATGTTGATATTTTACACAAATTTGGAAAACTAATATTTAAAACTGATTATCTAATGTATATGGATAGAAATTATCCGTTATTATCAATTACATGTAAAAAACTAGCAGAAAGGTTAAATGAATTAGGATGTGTTCCAAACAAATGTTTTATTTGTAAATTTCCGGATTGGTTAGTTTTAGAATTAGAAAAACATTTTATAAGAGGAATGTTTGATGGCGATGGTTGTATTTATAGACATAAAAATAGGTTTGTTATTGATTTTACTGGGAATAGTTTTATTTGTAATTCAATAATAGACATATTACGAAAAAACGATATAGAACATATAATAATTTATAAAAGATGGCCGGAAGCTAATAATAACAACATGTCTTTTAGAATAAATGCAAGATATGATGTGTATAAATTTTTGCAATATATTTATAAAGACAGCAAAATATATCTAGATAGGAAATATGGCAAATATTTGGATTTTATAGATTTTATAACAAAAATGTGGGAGTAGATAACAAACAAATTATAGAATAAAATGGTATATGATATATGACAAAGCTACAAGAATTATCGAAATTATTTTCCACCAAGTATGCATCTGTAAAGGAAAGCCAAGAGTTAGCCTTCATAGCGTACAAACTTGCCAAGAGGCTATTTGACGATGGTTTGGATGACGCCGCTACTCATGCCCTACAGTGTGGTGAAACGGTTTTAAAAAGGGAATTTGGTCGGTTGTATGGGCAGAATTTCTTTAATCATATTAGGCGGGAAGTTTTAAACTCTGGACAATTATCTGTTGATGAATTCAATCAGATAATTAATGCTGCTAAAATTATTGGCAACACTGAATCAGATGCATAAAATCGTATTTATGCAAGATGCCCATTAGTGATCAAAAACTGACCTTATCAGGCAATGCGGAGCTTTTATCTAGGATTTCTGAGGATTTTTACGAGTTAGCGAAAGCTGGTGCTGTAGAAATACCGGTGAAACGTATTTATATAATTGATTGTGAAGAGGAGCCGTCTTCTATTAAAAGAAGCGCAAGGAAGGCGGCACTTGTAAAGATTGCATCTAATCAAACAATAAAGAAATTTGCAATAGATACGCGACATATTGATCAAGAAGAGCAGCGTAATCCAAGGAAAGCTTTACAATATTGGCATAGGTCTGATCAATTTATAGATGAAGAGATGCAATCTAAACTTAATATATTTGCTAAACTAAATACTGTATTAGATGATATTAAAGCGATTTATGGTAAAGAAGCAGAGTATCATGATAGTTATGCTAGGGTGTTATCTGATCATATAGGTAGGACATTAAGGATAAAGCAAGGGGATCAGGATATATTTGCGCCGCAGGTATCATATTTAGAACAATTATTATTTGCGAGATATAGATTAAGCATGGAAGAGATTAGTAAGATGTCTTCATTAGATCTTAAAAAAGCAATATTAGCTAAAGATGAAGATCTTTTAAAGAGGGGAACATATTTAGAGAACACAGGTGGGATAAACAAGAGTTCTGTGGGGCCATTAGTAATAACTGGGGACAAGACAGTACAGCAAAATTTAGTAGAGGCTATATTTGGCAACAATGAT